ACTCATACAACATATCAGTTCCGGAATGAACTGATTTGACTGTACGGGGTTTGGAATCTGGCCCCATTAACACTGTTCCAACTCGTACATCTTCTGCCTTAATAAGATTGCCATCATATCCCATAACAAGAGATCCCTTGGCATGACAGCTAGGTGGGCCTTGGATTTCTACGATACGTCCTTCTGCTACCCCACCATTACGACGGTTAGAAATGATGTAGTCAAGTTGTTTAGAACCGGTAGAAATCCAACGTTTAACCGTAGTTGGAGCTTCCTCTGTTCCAAGATTGAAAGCAATTTTGCTTCCTGCTTCTTTGTTGATTTGCTTGATAAGTTCAGCAGAGAAATCCGTGTCTTCATTTGTGCTTACTGGTTGTTGATCATCGTTACCTAGAGACTTTTTCTTTGGTGGTGCCATGTTGTTTGTTCTCCTTCTTCAAACAAGGTAACACATAACAAAACACGGGTAAAGGGAATAGAAGATTTTCTTGAAAAAAGTGTTCGGGGGGGATATATATTGTTATTGGGTAGAGCTATAAACCCATATAGGAGTTCAAATGAAGATTACAGTAAAACAGCTAAAAGGTTTGATCAAAGAAGCACTTATTGAAGCGCACGACGACGGGATTGGGATTGTTTCTGGAGATCGTCAAGAATATCTTGGAATGAAACAAGGTAGCCCATATAAACCATCCCCAAAACAAATCCGCATTGCTAGAAAAGCTGTACGTGAGTTAGCAAATAAAAGCGTTGAAGAGGTTCACAAAGATATTGTGAATTCACTTGGAGCACCCACTAATGATCGTGAAGAGGAATCAATCGATTCAGCATTCCACGATGTTTTAGCTGCCATCAAGGATATCGACCAAGATGCCTATGCCGAACTTGCGGCTGCACATCGTAGCATCAAAAAATCGGACAAAGCTGCTAGATCAGCACGTTTTGATCGTGATCCCCGCTACTGACAAACACTGAAAAAAGTGTGGGGGGAATATATATTCGTATTGGGTATAAACTAAAAACCCTTACAAGGAGTTATTGATATGAGATTAACAGTAAAACAACTAAAAGGTTTGATTAGAGAAGCGGTAATGGGTGTACAAGAATCTTATTTTGATGAAGATCAAAAACAAGAAATAAGAAGACTAGCTGCTGAGTTCGCAGAAAATTACGCAAACTCAGGGAAAATCGATTACCTAAGAAAGTTTGTAAAAGATATTGAAAATATCGAACAATCAAACTTCGAAGACTTGGCGGGTGCTGGTCATAAAAAGTATCGATTCTAAATTTGATTAAGCTCAGAAAACCGAAAACCCCGGCGGAAACAAATCCTGCCGGGGTTTTCGGTTTGAAGAGGAGGAGATACGGTAAGTTAAGTTATTGCATTATAGATCAGCGAAAGCGTTATCAAGTTTATCAGAGGCAGGGTTAGCGATTGCTTTACCGGTGCGGGCTTCGGTAAGATCCGTTCCAGACTCACGAGTTGAGGCAGGAGCAGGACCGCTTGTAAGGTTTGCAACAAACTGTTCGAGCACTTCGACGAGTTCTTCTGGTGCTTTGCATTGTCTCTTGATCATTTCTTCAAGATTTGGAATTGCTTCCAGCCATTTCTTCGCTTGGGCTTTGTCCTTGCTTAGGGGAGAAGGCTTTTTGCGAGCTTGAAGGTTGATTTGCTTCACGGGTGAACCCTTGTAGATGCGTGGCTTGCCACCTTCGATTACTTGCGTAACCGAGCAAGTGAAGTCATAACCTGCATCAGGTGAAAGCATATCTTCGTCGATGTTATCCTTGTGTGTAAGGATGCCATAAACTTGATCACGAGTTTCCTTTGAGAACTCCCAAACTTGCGGACCTTTGTCTTCTTCACCACGAACAAGGATAACCGCATAAAAACGTTCCTTGGCACGAAGGTGTTTGGCAATAGACCAACCATCAGGATGCTTCCTGCTGTTGCGAAGCTCTTCAAACTGTTCCTTGATAGGATCTGGGAGCCCGAATGAGTATGGTGCAACCAGACGGTTTGCTGTTAGTGGTTCCCCATAATAAGCCACTGTTTGAAACGGCTCGTTTGAAGAATTTACAATGGGAAGAAAACGAATATCGTGTTCACCCATCGTAGGCTTCCAATATGCCTGTTTTTGTTGTGTTCCCTTACCAGCCGTTGATGATTTATCGTTTTTGGTTAGAGCTGCTTTGATTGCATCGAGATTGTAACTTGCCATGATATTTGCTCTTTTCTTTCTTGACCACAATTGTTGTTTGGTTGTATTGAATTAATACCTAATAGGGTGGTCTACCTACTAAATATTATGCCAGCGAATATTATTATTGGATTGAAAGAACCTTTTCTTTACTTTTACCCATTACACAAGCAGCTTTTACAGCTTGTGAAAGAAGAACAGAAATCCAAGGTTCTCCTTGCGATGGAAGCTCTTCTCGCTGACCTTTGCTTCCGATCGTTGATACAGCATACCACTCATCAATATCAATCTCAACCTTATTTTGAGAAAGTGTAAAAAGGCTTAGTTGAGATACTGGTACATGCTGGAATCGATCGGCAACGTTGTAATAAATGCCTAGTTTATCACGATGCCAATCACTTGTGTTATCTACGTAATATTCCTTACTTTCCGTACCAACTTTGCCAATGTCATGAAACAAAGAACAAAGAATAATACTCTGAGTTGGTACAGAGTCCGTAAGATTGTATACCTGACGAAGCTTGGCCATGTTTTGTAGTACACGCAAAGAATGCTCCACGAGGCCACCGGGATGGCAGCAAGTATAATCTCGCTTTGTTGAAGCAGGTGCAAGCATGATTCGTTCACTGTTGTTATCCATATAACTTAGAATAGAACCTCCCTTTGTACCAAGCTTCGAAGCCTGTGTCTTGAAAAGCTCAAAGTTCTTAATGATTACTTGTTCTTGGTTCATAGATTTATTTCCTGTTTTAGTTGTTGAACTTTACTCAGTCTGGTTTTGTTATCGGCAAGCAAAAATTCTAGCGTTTCAATGGTGTTCTTAACATGTTGTTCCTCCTCACCAAGCGTACGCACTAAGAGTGAATACAGATTGTCCAATGCTAGCTGTTCAGTGCTGCCGCATGAACATATCACATCACGGGCATATTCATTAGGACAATCCTCTTCTGATCGAAAAATAAAAGCAGAATATGCTCTTTTCGAAACAGAACTATTTTTCAATACTTCAAGTTGCAATGGCTTAATATCTCTTTTCGTTTCTTTCTCAAAGAGAAAGTAAGCGAGCTCAATTGCTTTTTCTTTCGTAAGCGTCATTATTCTGAAAACCTTTTGTCTACTGACATATAAAATGTGGTGGTTTCTAGATTCCTGATGTCCATACTACCCAATTTACACAAACCATTAATCATACTAAAACTATTTTCATGAATATCAAGCACCAACGCATCGTGAAGAATAAACATAGGAACAATCTCATCCTCTTTGCCGATCTCTGCCACATAATCTAGAATATTCAAGAATCCCAACATTGCAACATCCACTGCCGTACTTTGCACGTAATGATTCACAAGCGTGTGTGCAGTTTCAGTCTTAACTCTTCTCCCATAAAAGTTGGTGACGAACTTATATCCAGTTTCTTTCCACTGTTCATACAGTTTGGAACGAAGAGATTCTAAACCAAACCATTCTGCAATCTGCTTGACAACTGCTTCAAGATTTTGAATGTTGGGTAAACGTTGACGTAGAGTTTCTATACCCGCTCCATATAACTCAGACAAAACAATCTTCTTAACAACCTCACGGGTTACTTCCAGATTATCTTGGAATAAAGAGAGACCAATAGAGTCATATACATCCCTCTCCCTTGGTTGTGTTCCACATGTAGCCAACAACACTCTCGGTTCCAGTGATTTATAGTCTAAGGAGATAACCTGACCATTATTACCCCAACGACTTTCAAGCACACTTCGATAAATTTTTGGAAGGTGCAAGAGCATAGGTCCAGAAGTTGTTTTAAATCTTCCTGTAATGTTGCTTACACGATCATATTCAACCGGTTGAGCATAACCTAAACCGTTTGGTTTAAACGATGTGATATGACCAGTTTGATCCAGTTTTGCGTACTGTTCATAACGTTCAACATTAATCTTTGCTGGCATGATATAATCAAACACTTTTTGTGTTGGAATATACACGTCTTGAAGATATCCAAGATCTAGACTGTTAAGTTCAGTGTGGAACCTTTCTTGATCCCTTTCAATCTGATTATACAGGCTTTTAGGCAGCGTTAAATGCCAAGGTACGGCATTGCCTTGCAGCCTTGGAGACAAGCTCCTATAAGCCCTTATAAACGGTTCTGGAGGTTGTTGCGGTTGTCTGACGAGATATAACTGCGAGATGAGTTCTTCGATATGATCCATGACCATACGTTACCATATGTTGAAGTTTAAATAAATGATTTATCGGCGTTGGTTTGTTGATGGTGGGATTGATTCCCCATGCATGTTTGAAAGCGAAGTTTCTGCCGTGTTAAGTTGACCAATAAGGTTGCGATATTGACCAAAGGCATCGTTTGCTGTAAATTTGATGGTTGTTTCAAAGCTCCCAGCTTCAATTTTATGCTGCAAACCTGTGATGTAATAAATGTTATCGATCGAAGTGTTTGTGTTATAGTCCACGAATAACTCTTGACCATATCGCAAGAACGGACAACCTAAACTTGTCATGCTTAGTTCAACTGGATAAACACTTAGTGGAACACCGCCGGTTTGTTCACCATTAGGTTGAATAGGAGAGGCACTAAGAGAACGTAACATGTTGACTGTGTTCAAGTTAGGATCGCTCATAGAACTTACAGTAGCAGTACGAATTGTTGTTCCCATTGCACCGTATATGATATGAGGTACGCTTTTCATAACAAACTCTTTGAGTTTTTGAGCACCACCAACAAAACGATATTGAGGAAAAGAAGCACCATCGCTGCGTTGTAAAGGTCTCATGTTTTCAATCAAACCCATAGACCTGCACTCCTCAACAAGACGACTATGCAAAACCCTCCAGTTCTCTCTCAAAAGCTCCACACTTTCACCGTTCTGCGCCGCTTGTGATTCTGTGGCTCGACGTTGAGGATCATCGCCTGCATAAGCACTCAAAACACCCATTACGTTGCTTGTTCCAAGCGTTAATAACTCCCTGAATGAACTGTTGGGTGAGCAAGCTTTGTCATATATGTGAATTTTAAGTATCGTTTTTCCTTCATCCACTCTGTTGTTGACAACAGCTTGAGTTGCTTCAATGTCAAAAGTAAGTTGTGGCATGGTGAAATCCGGATGACGACCAATGTTGTAGTTACGCATTTTTGAATACATTTGATCATCAAACGTGTTGGAGTGAGCGGGTACTAGTTCGTTTCTTTCGTATTTGTAAAGGCTGGCAATACCGTAACCCGGACTTAAAGGATCATCCACAATCTTTGTTGCAATAAAGTTAATGAACTCGTTAACGCTCAAGTTAACTGTTCTGCCTACGTTTTCCATGCGCATTCTTCCATACTCACGAACAAAGTAGTCTGTTTTTACTGGAAACTGAGAAATATTGCAATGACTCATCAAACTGGCTTTGTTGTTGAAGTTATAAAAGTACAACTGCACTTCTTCAAACTTTTGACTGCCATCCGGATTTTTAAGGCTGGCCAAAGGTTTGCCAATAAAAGCTGTCACTAAAGTTCCCAATGACACCACTTTGTTGTCTCTAAAATTTTCAACAGGAACAGTACCGGGTCCGGCTGTTGCTGCGTTGTTGCTTGTGGAAGGAAGCTGCCCTGTTGGTGTTTCTGATCTGGGAGGGGATTCTCGCTCTTGTGTTAAAAGATTGCCATTTTTTAAAGTGTTCCATGCAAAAGGTGGCATTGTTTCCAAGAAGCTATCATTGTAATAGTTTGCTGCTGATGCTCTTGCTCGTCCGTCTGCAAGGTTGATTCTGTTTAGAATTTCTCGTACTTCTTGGTTAATTGTTCTTGTTACGTTTGTGATTGCACCAGCGCCGGGAGCATTAGCATTTTCACGAATATTCTGACCAACAAGATGGTTGATTGCTGACTGTAACTGTCTAGCATTTTCTCTAAGAGCAGGATTTTGCACATTTGTGCCTGTTCTGGAGGCGAGTGTCTGTTGCAAGCGATGGAGTTCTCTTATGGTATCTCTCGAAAGAACCAAATTGTTTGTTGCATCACCGGCAGCACTTAAACCTTGTATGCCACGGATTTCTCTACGTCTTTGATTTCTGTTGTTTTGGTTTTCTGGAGGAGAAGGAAAAACCAATCCAGAAAGTCTGTTGATTGTTTCTGAAAGTCTTTGCACTTCTCTTATTTGTTGTTGAATACGTCCAGCAGAATCTTGACCTACGATTGATAGCTCTGTGATTTCTGATGAACCTCTACCAATCAAGTTCAAAGTAATGTTAACTTGTCCAACATCATCAAAGTTAAAGTTACTTGTAACAACCGTAAAATGATCGATGGCTCTTGTAAGATTCAAAAGATCTGCATATGGATTTTGTCCCATGGGATCTGGATGTGACCAACCGTATTCAACTTCGAGGAACGATTCACCATAACGATCTGGTTTGATAAAATCAGCAAACTCTCCCATGCGTGAGCGATCATGCAAAATGATTTCCAAAGTAGCTGAACGTGTTCCTTGTAAACCATATGCACTTTTGATATCAATGCTAAAAGACTTGATTGAAGCCAATGGACGCATTGGATCGATTACCGGAGCAAGATAGTTTTCTTTGTTTTTTGTTGCTTCGATGTTTACTAACGTTTGTGGAGCACGAAACAACTCCAAACCTGCTACTGTAAAGTTTTGAAAATCTCTCCCACCGCCAAAATCACCGGGAACAGAACCAGTTGGTATTTGACTAGCCAAACTGATAGCTCGCAAAGGTAGGTTTTCTGGTGTGTTTTGGCCTACATCTCTTGCACCTTCAACAAACTTTTGCAATGTGATCGCCGCAAGTTTGTTATCTTCTATTGCTTGTCTGGATGAATAAAACTTGATGTTCATCACAGGTGTTGCTCTTGTCATTTCCAGCGTTGGCATTGCGTTAAAGAAAACGGTTAGCAACTCTGAGTTTTTTTCACCCGGTACAAGCAAAGGATTTATCATTTGCAATGCACAAAGCTTTCTGCGAATTTCTGTATCTTTTTGTGCATCCCCAGTTGAAGGAATAGCCCGATCAAGCGTAGAGTAAAAGATTTTGTCTGGGCTACCTTCTAGATTGTTCGCTGAATTCCCTACCACATTTTCTGCATAGTGAAGTTTAACACAACGAGCAATGGCGTGTCTTCTGTTTGCCTTTTGTTCGTTGGTTACAGCCGACAGTAATTGATCCAAACCAACTCTTACAGAAGAACTAACATCTTGATCAACATCCAAAATTTTACGTGCGCCACCTCCATAATCCAACAGTTTTGCAAAAACAGGAGCTAGCTCTGGATCAGCTCTTACACTTAAATCGTTTATTGCACCACGAACACCTTCGTTCAATCCCGGTGCACGATTGTCCCTTGCGGTATTCCCAGTTTCATTTGCATTCGCTGTTCCAATCGCTTGTGATAATGCAAAGTAGTTTGCTAACTCAGTTGGTGTTGTGAAACCAAAATATACAGCAAAATTACGTTTCAACTCACCAAGACGAGTATCTTTAAGTGCACGTACCGCAGCAGGATTAAGAATCGAGTTTTCTATGTCTAGTGATAGCATTTTATCCTATATATTGCAACAAAACAGAGGGGAGGTTTCTCTCAACCTAAGAACTGAAGTGCTTGCTGTAGATCCGGAATCACGATTCTTGTGTTGGGAGGAATCTGTGTACACCAGCCTATGTTACTTGCGGCGGCTATGAGCCAGTAATACTTTCCATCGCCGTAGTATTGACCTGCCAAGACATCCAAGCGTATTAGTTCTTTAAGAAAAATCACGTTAACGCTGATTTGTCCGGCAGCAACCCCACTACGAATCTTTGCTATAGTATCACTTGTACCATATTGAAAATTGAAGTTAACTTTGGGTGTCAAGGTGTATCTGCTTGTAGCCATGTTATTCAGCCTTTACGGTTATAATACAAAGGTTTTCCTTTGTTGACAGCGAAATAATCAACTGGGGCGATATCTCTTGTGGTGTGTTGTCCCGAATCAACCGGTTGTTCCGTTATGCTAGTGGGATTCTCTGTACCAGCTATTCCATTGTTAACGAAGTGATTCGAAGTTTTACCAACAGGCCAGATTGGTGCCCACATAATACCATTTGCATCCAGACCGGGGGTAATGTCGTGAATTACAGCCATTTGCAACTGTACAGTAACAAACATTGGAGCCCGAAGAAGGTCACTACCGTTAGTTCCCCAGTTTCCTTTGGCTTCACCATAATCGATTTTAAAGCTTGTGATCACGCCAGCAAGACCTTTACCCCCAGATGAACGAAAAGCTTTCATGATTGGGTTGTTGTTTACATCATAAAACACTTGCGGAGATAATCCTCGAATCGCTTCTTCCTGCTGAGAAGGTGTTGAGTTTTGTGCCTGCTGTGCAATACTAGCGTTTCTTGCTTCTTGCTCCCAAATAAAAGAAGTAGAAGCCGTATCAAGTATGTTTCCGTTTTGTAGTTGCTCGATTGTTATATGGTTTTCGGGAGCTTCTGAACCGTTGGCAGCTACAATTTGTGCGCTGGGAGTTGCTTCAATGTTTTCTGTTTGATTGTTTTGCATTGCGCTAGCAGCATCCCAAATATAACGTTCTGGTTTTACTATAATCTCTGTTGCAACATGGCCATTTCGATTGCTATCGGTAATTCGAACAACTCTGCATATGATTCTGGCAAACTGAACAGACGGTAGCGTACTCATTTGACGTTGCTCTGGTGTTGTACCGGTCGCTGCGTTTGCAAGTTTGTAATTACGTGCGTTTGGAAAATGTTCGGTTTTAAACACGATTTTATCGCCAGCAACTAACACTTCTCTTACTCCATAAGTTGGTCTGCTTGTTGTTCTTTGGTGATGATGGCGCCCATTTGCAGACGCAGCTCCACCATTATTTGTTGCTGCGGCCAATGGTCTTTCACGCAACTTGGCAGCACGTTGTCTTTTTGCATCTGGGGTTTCTGTGGTAGGATTACCTGTGGCGGATGCTGGGGCATCGGCGGCGGGGGCCTTTCCTCTTGTCTGTGCTTGTTTTATGTTGTTGGCATCGACGTTATAATCTGCATCAGTCGTGACACCAAACAAACGTGCAACTGCCATTTTGCTATAGTTGCTCTTATATAGATCTCCAAGTCGAAGACGAATTACAGGTGTTGCGCCGGGAATCTGAGAGAAAGGCTGGATAAACTTGATATTCTGAACGCTTATTTTGCGGCCTTGTGTCCATTGTGGGTAAATCATCATGGCAAGACGGTTGATCTTGTACCACATAATGTCATGATCGTCTACACTAGTGGCTACCATCTTAAAGTTAACAGATATGTTTCTTGTTGTACCTTTAAAGATCTGAACCTTATCCATGCGACCATAACCTTCTTGCGAACTATATTCAACGTTGAAATCTTCGCTAGCGTCTTCCAAAAACGCATGGAATGATAATATTTCATTTGTTCGTAAGTCATGGATGTAAAACGGCATATAATCGGCTTCAAGCTCGTTTTCAACCAAATTGACAACATCTGCTGATAGTCTTCCATTCTGCCAAGCAGATTGACGTTGCTTTCCGTTAAGGTGAAGCAGTTGGGCTTGTTCATGATTGTCGGGTAATGAAACTTGCAAACCTAGATCATCCCAGTGAGTTGAAGATCCATTTTGGTTTTGGCCTAGGCCAACTGCGTTAAAAGATCCGGGTTGTGGCAACTGGTTAGCCAATCCAGCCAAGGGCAAACTCACCATGCCAGCAGTCTTGTTGCTCCAAGCCAAACCTTTTTGCGAACTTAATCTGGATTTTGCAACGAAGTAAGGACGAAGATCCGGCAAGCTGTCAACATAGCTTACGTTACTTCCTGTTGTCATTAATGAACTGTTATTGGATATATCCAAGTTGGCAGCAGCCCGAGCTCTTAAATCAAACTCAAACTTAACTTTGTCACCCATTCCCATCAAAACGTTGATAAAACGAACAATTTTCAAATCACGTATTTTGCGTATTAGATTACCGATACCCGCAATAGAAGCACCGCCAGTAAAATCTAAAGCGGCATCTTCAAACACAGTAATACCGCTTCTCAAAAGCTCCCTAAGAATAACGTTTAATCTTCCGCTTTCTGTAAGAATTTTTAAAGAAGATGCCGCAGCTTGTTGCCCTGCGCCTACACCAGTAGCAAGGGTCCCTCCAAGAAAACTAAAACCAAAAAACTCTTGAATGCCTGCATTCAAACATTCTTCTAATTGATATCGAGTGTAAGAAAACATACCTTGAGTGCCAAGAAACTGTGCAGTAATGTCAGCTCCATCAACGTTGCTTAATGGATAAACACCAGAGTCTTGCAAAACAGAAGCGCCCAAAAGCCTTTGTTTTTCACTGTTATCCAGACTTGCAAACGGGGTCTCTCCAACAGGGTCTTTTCGCTTGTTAGATATAGCAGCAATAACACTAAGCAACAAAACAAATGCCAAAATCATAGCAACGGCAAGAGCTATTTGACCTATTGAAATAAGAGAATCGAACTGCGAATATACGTTATAGAGCGAACCGTATGTTTGAACATCATCGGTTGTTTCTATAAAGCTTAGATTGTTTGGTTTCTCTACGCCGGTAAGTTTTTTGATTTGATATGCCGGTGTAAATCTACCTAAACTTACTCGTTTCCCTATTCTTTGCTCTGAAGGAATAACCATTCTGGCTTCGGCTTCGGCTTTTGATGCTGCACTTTCTTCTGTTATAGCATAATCAAGCCCTGCACTACCTTGCACAGCCTCAAACATAACGTTAAGACCAATCACTTTCATTTGATCGATGGTCATTGCAGGCACATCGGTCTGTGTTTGATCTGTCGATCGAACATAACTCCCAGAAACATAGTTGACACTGTTACCAATTGTCTTATAAAAATAAGAACCAAGAGTTATTTTGCCGTCGTTTTTTTCTTGAGTTATGTCTGGGGTTATGGTTTTGTTTTCACTGTTATGCCCCCTTGAACTCAACAACGTTTCATCAACCAAATCACCATGCAATTTGGCGTTGTCTGGATTGATGTATAGTTTTTTATACACATTCAGGTTGAAATTTCTTGGTCCTTGAGCATTGTCTGTTTTGTAGTTAATACCAACAGAATCAGGGGTTACGGTTTCGATTGGAAACTGTGTAGGTTGACTATTAAACTCTGTTGCGGCATTAGGAATACCACTGATATCGATATATTTTGGCTGTCTGGTATCTTGTTGGTTTCCAAATCCGATTTTCTCTACAGGGGCTGCGACAAGAGAAATGTTGTTGATTTGTGATCGTTCGGAGGCATAGTCAGCAAATCGGTCGAGTATTGGTTCTGCAATATCAACTTCTCGATCGATTGCTGGGGCTACAGGAGCTTCACGACCACTTTGGTAAAAGATCGCTAAACGTCTTGTTGTTACGGTTGGGGTTGTGGCTAATGGAGCCGACAACGAATCATTGGTTGGTGGAACTATTGGCGGCATGAGTTACCTTGATGGATAACTATTCCGAACGCTGTTTTTTGGCTAATTCTTCGTAAGCTTGAGAAAGACCATCAAACTTACCTTGCATCTGCTCAAGCATCCCTTGAATTGCTCGAACCGTTTTTTCTCGCTCTTTTGGATCTTCGATTTGCCCCAGCAAACCGGTGATCATGCTGTTGGAAAATATTTCTTCGTTTAGGTTTTTCTTTATCATCCTTGGGTACCCCATTTAGGGTTAAATGCAGTCATTTGAAGCACAGGCGATGTTGCCGTTGCATTCGAGGAACGAGTACGTTGTGCGGTAGTGATTTGATCAGTATCTAATGTAACGTTAACGTTGATTGTTGCGTTGACGGCGGCATTGCGAACAGTCATAGATTGAGCCGCACCAAGTCTTGAACCCAAATTATCCAAACTTAATTGCAAAGGAGCAACACCTTGACCCAATCTTCCAATTTCTGCCGAAAACTCATTGTATGCGCTAACCATGTCTCTCATAGGTGTAAGAATTCTATCTCTTATATTAGTGGTAATGGTCGTTATCCTTCCTCCACCTTCGGAATCTATATAACCAAAATGATAGTCTAAAATACCTAGTATAGAATCAAAGTCCATATCTGTGCCATGGCCAAAGACTGCAACAAGGTTATTGTCCAATTTCGTTGCGGCGTTTGAGCCGATAACTGGTAGATTGGCCAGCGTTTCGGCGCCACGTATCAATTCTCCTACGCTGCTAGCGATGTCAGTCATTTTGGCAGCCTTGCCTTTAAGTCTCTGTGATATTCCACCAAGTTTAAAAAGTGGATTATCACGGCTTTGATCCATTAATGGATTAACCCCACGACCTCCAGAAGTGCCCGTGCTTGTTAAACTACGAAGCACATTGTCAATGTTTTGAAGCGGAACGTCCAAAACATTTGCAGCAATCGGAGTTGTGTTTGAACCTGCAATATCCTTCAAGGCTCTAGTTGCCTCAATAAGAGTTTTAATAGCTTCAAAAACCGTTTTTATTGTTGTTGCTTTTGCTGCAATACCTTTTGGTACTGGAAAAGTAGCAAGAGCGTTTAGTGCGGCGTATGTTGTATTACCATATCCCGGCACGTCACCCACGCCGGTTTTGCTAAACAATCCAATCAGTAAGTTTAAAGGAGGGTTGATGGTATCCAACACACTTTGAACGCTTGTGGTTGTTGCACCTCCTGCACCCGTGGTTGTCACTTTCAAAGAGTTGGTTATTGCGGTAATGGTGTTGATAAGCTCAAACACACCTTTGACTGCGTTAATCTTTGAAGCTAAAGCCTTTGTGTCAATGTTTAAATCTTGCAACGAAGTTATTACTTTTGGAATAATCGTTGTCATCATGTCACTGATAAACGTTGATATTGATGTAAGAGTTGTGCTAATCAAGTTTTGTCTTGCTTGTATTTGTTCTGGTGTTAAAGATGCAGCTCTTACGCTATCAGATGCAGAACGCATCGATTCCATCACTGAAGGAATGATTCTTCCCAAAACTTCCAAGATCGAAGTAACAGCTTGAATGCCTTTGATTTTGTTTTCATCAACGGTCATGTTAGCGATAACTTCAATGATTCCTTTGATGCCTTTGTTGTTTGGTGTTCCATCACCATTTATAAGTTTTTCAACTTGTGTGGTAATGTTGGACATATATGTTGAGAGGCCAGAAGTATCTAAGTTTTCTTGCGCTCCGGTCCAAGTTGTTGAAACTCTAAAAAATCTAAGTTGATCTGGAGTTAGAACAAATACTTTAGCTAACTCGGCCACGCCTTTTAGTATGTTGCCAATACTTTCGGCAGCTTTTAGTTTTTCTGGAGTTATTGCACTGTTGTTTAGAAGTGTACTAATGCTGGAAATCACACTAGTCAAAGTTGAACTCATCGATCCAACTATTCCAGTGACCAAGTTTTTGATACTATCCAAAACCCAACCAATCTGGCCTTCAGTGTTAAGTTCGTCAACCAATCCTGTAACGGCTCTAATGGTTTCTGGCAAAGATCCTGTTAGTTGAGCTATTGCAGGAACAAATGAACTAAGAAGTGTTGCGCCTGCTTTTACACCTTCAACTTGAGATGGATTCAAGTTTTTAAAGCTGTCAGCAATCTTTGGAACGATTCCGTCTTGACCAAATATGGTTTTTAGAAACTGTTCTAAAGGTGCTCTGATTTGATCAATTTTGCTTGCTTTGTCTCCTAGATCTCCACCAAGGATTGCACCAACAATGCTATCAGAACTAGAAAATTCTGAAATAAAGCTTGCCAAGGGGCGAATGATCGAAACAACTCCTTGAGCGACCTTTGTGAATACTTCTGTTTTGGCTTTTAGAAGTTCTGGATCGCCTTGGATGCTTGATATAGAAGTTATGAGTGTGCTAACAAGATCTTTTACGGTTCCCAGTAGCTCGGTTATAGCTTTACTTGCATCTTGAAGTGGACTAAAATCCGTACCAATAATCAATCCAATAACGCTTCTGCCACTTGCGCCCATAAGTTCTGCAACAGCACCAGCGATACTTTTAATTAAATCTCCTACAGCGCCCAAAATAGCACCCAAAGCTTTTGCTTTTGTTTCATCGATATTGATGCTAGTCATATCTTCGATAATGGTTTTAGCCATCTTGCCCAAGCCATAAACGAAAACAGCGGCAGCAGCCATACCCAGAACGGCCAATGGTGCTTTGGTTATAATCACGAATGCGATACCTGATATAAGAGCAGTCAATACTCCAACTTTTGCAAACAAGTCGATCATGCTGTCCATGATATCAAAAGCTGTTTTTGCTTTTTCTTTATCTACATTATGGAATGTCTCCAAAACCACGATTGCGGCTGCTCCAACCGCAGTCATAACCAAACTTGAAGCAAGAAGACCAGCAAGTGCAACTGGCCAAGCAAAAGACATCACAGCACCAACTACTGCTAACTCTAGAGTCAACAAACCAATCGCTCCAAAAAGTATGGTAAATACTCCAATAGTTGCTGCTGCGGCAAGCATTTCCTCCATTTTGATTTTACCCAACTTGTCAACGGCCAACAAAGCCAACTTACCAACAGCAACCATTGCCACAGCAGCAACAGCAATACCCAAAAGCGCCTCACCAACCGCTGCGGCCAAGGCCGATCCTTCTAGGGCCATAAAACCAACCAACAATCCAAGGGCACCAAAAAGTATGGTAAACGAGGTCATCAGGAAAACTGTTTTGGCTATTTCATCTGCTGGAAGTTTACCAAGCACAGTGACGGCCAAGTAAGCTATGGGTATCAAAGCTAACATGACCACGCTAGCCAATCCAATCGATTTAACGGCGTTCATCACACCGCCTTCTTTGATATCTGCCGTTGCGATTGCCTTAACCATGTTTCCAAGGCCAATAAACAAAACTCCAAAGATACCAATCAAAACCGCTGTAAACGCAATCGATTCTTTGCTCAATCCAGAGTTTTCGATTTCTTTTGCAATCGACAAAATGATTGGCATCAACAATCTAATCGCAACAGCAATCACAGCCATCGCACCAACAAGTTTAATCATGTTTGTACCAAAGCTCTTCATGTCTGATGCAAAGGTACCAGTTTGTTGTGCTTGGCTAGCGGCGTCACCGGCTCCCGCAGCACCACCCGCAGCCCGTGCCGCTCCCGGCATTTTGTCCAAAAAGCCTGTTATAACTTTTTCAAATCCAACTTTTAGAAGAGCTGCACCAGCGGCTCTAGCGATACCCATAAACAAAGCAGGACCAAATATTAGCGCCACAAGCTTAAGCAAGTGAGGTTTGATATACTTCTCAAACAACAACTTCATAAGCTCAACGATTTGTCCACCAATCACTTGAAGCAATGGCCAAAGCTCTTTAACCACATAAGAAAACGCTTGAACAAACATTCCCTTAATACCGTCGCCAGCTTCGGAACCAAGTTTTTTCAAACTGGATGGGTCACGGACAAAACCAATAACAATACCAAGAACGTCTTTAAAGGCAGACAGTGCGTTTCTTAACCCTTCAACAAAAATCATTCCGATTGTTTTGTAGAAGGTTTTAAGTCCATCAAGGAACTTCATACCAGAAGGTGTTCCTTTAGTGAAGAAGTCAAAGAATATCTTCTTCATGTTCTTCATAAACTCTTGCACGCCTGCTTTTGGATCGGTTTGCAAAGCTTTAAAAAACTTTCGAAATTCTTCTTTGACTTGTGTCATCAGATCCCTAAAGCGTCTTGGATCAAACATTTCTGCAAGACCCTTAAACATGTCTTTTATGCCGGGGAATTCATGCACAAACATGCGACCAACTTCACGACCAGCCAAATAAACAGCCCGCAAACTTCGCTGCAAGTTTCTTGTAACTTCCCTGAACTCTTTACTTCGTCTTACACCGCTTTCAAAACCTTTGGCAAATATATCAAAGAATGATCCCTTCATTGCACTGCCAGACTGCACCAATCTTTCAATCGATTTAGCCAACTGTTGCATTGCTTCTTGCTGGGATATCTGTTGTTTCTGAGACTTCTTCATCTGAGCGTCCAAGGCCGCTCCAGACAAAGCTCGATTCTTTTGCGAGAATGCCAACCTAGCTTCTTCTTCGGAAACACCAGCAGTTTCAGCCAAGTATTTACGTTCTTGTATGGTCATCTGTTCGATGTTTCTGCCAGTTTTAAAGAAAGCTTTTCGCATCATCTCTAGTTTTTCTGTAGGATTTTGGGCTTTCATCAACTTCATAGCGTCGATGTTCATGTTAAACCCTTCCGACAACTTAGCAGCTTGTTGTGCGGCATCCTCAAAATTAAGAGACTTATCCATCACTTTCTTAAGTGCTTCCATAGAAAGACCTAGTTTTCTGGCATAAGTTGCGACGGTCAACATTTGTTTGGGAGCCATAATCCCAAACGTCCCCGTCTCCTTCATCATATAGTTAAGGTCAGCACCATATTCCTTGGCAGTAATACCAAACGTTCTTTCTGCTCTTGCAATATCTTTGGTTAGTTGTTTAATAGCGGTGCCGGTATCAACACCGCCTTCCCTAGCAGTTATATAGAAAGTTTTTAATGCTTCAGCGTTTAAGCCTGTTGCTTTTCGTAGAACTGTAAAATCTCTTTCGGAACCTCGCAAAGAAGCAGCAAACTCGCTAAATATTGGCCCCATGCCTTTTGCTATTTCCATGTTCTCACGTAAGAGCTTGGCTAAACCTGCACGGCCATAACCAAACACTTGAGACATTCTAAGACCGGATTCACCTAAACCATGCATACTTTCTGTCATGTTTTTGACAGCAGCAGAAGTGCCTACCTCTAAGTTACCAAACTCTTTACGAAGTTCTTCGAGTGCGCCTTTATATTCGTCTGTACCACCTCCAGCAGCACCTTGAAAGAAGTCCAACAACCTACCGGGTAAAGATAAAAAGATTCCGCCTATATCTTTGAGCAAACCAAAAGCAGAACCACCCATAGACAAAATGTTTTTAAATAAATTTGTTGAAAGATTTAAACCAGATCTGAAGCCGCCAAGAAACTCTGCTGGAATGCTTAGATTTTTAACTCCTTCAGCGAGTTTTCTAATAGCACCTTCGAGT